TTTCATGTTGTCAGTCCTTGTTTTTTGTTCGGTCTGACGGATCGGACAGGTTTTGACGTAACTCTCTACACGTGCGCGTGACGCGCGGGATATAGGGGTTTCGACAAGATCTGTCCGATCCGTCAGATGCGCGGTTTTCATGGGGTTAGTTGTCCGAGTACGGGGTGTAGGAAGGTGTTGGCGGCGCCTTCAGGCTAATGCCTTGGAAGCCACGCAGGCCCATGCCGTTGCGCCACTTCTCCAAGCCACGAGTGAGCAGCAAATCGGCGAATCGCTTTTGCGAGCCCACGAACTCTCCAGCGGCCTCGGCCCACTGCTTCCAATCCGAGAAGAGCTCTGCCGTCAATGACTTGGCATTGGGTTCGCGCACACAACGCTCGTCGAGCCATCGGCCAAGAGCATCCTCGCCTTCGAAGTACTCGTCCGTAGCATCCAAGACCTGCTGCGGGGGATCGAGCCGGCCCAGCCGTTGCCAGGCCAGGCAACCCTCTAGCGCCCAAGCCAGAATCCCGTCACGTTCAGCCAGCAGCTTTTGCTGCAGGTGCTTGTCACGTTTTTCAGGTGGCACCGTGATCGTGAAAGGGATCAGGTGCAGCCGCCGCTTCATGGCTTCGTCGATGTTGCGGATGGCAGGCTTGTGGTTGCCTGCCACAAAGAGCTTGAACTGCGGGAAGAACTCGAAGAAGTCCTGGCGCATGAAACGCGCGGCGATCTTGTCGCCCCCGGTCAGGCTCTTGACCTTGGACTCGGCCCAGCGCCGCCCCTGTTCGGTCTCAATGGCCGCCACAAAGCGTGCGCCACGAAGTCCGGCCATGTCGGTCGGATGCCGGTCAGTGCGCGTCTCCATGAAGGTGTCCATCGGCGCATTGGTCGCGTAGTCCCCCAGGATGTCGGCCAGGGTGTTGACGAAGACCGACTTGCCGTTGGCCCCGGTGCCGTACAGGAAGAACAAGGCGTGTTCGCGGGTCGATCCGGTCAAGGCGTAGCCCACCATGCGCTGCAGGTAGTCCTGCAGGTTCTGATCGCCGCCTGTCACGTCATTCAGAAACGCCCGCCACTGAGGGCACTCGCCTCGGGGAGTAGCCGTGGTGATCTTGGTCATCCGGTCGGCACGCTCATGCGGCCGCAGACGGCCACTGCGCAGGTCGACCACGCCACCCGGGGTGTTGAGCAGCCAGGGATCGGCGTCCCACTCCTCGGTGGTGGCTGCATGCCTGCGGTCAGCACGCGCCAGGCGCTCGACACCGCCCACCGTACTGGATGCGGCCAACTTGGAGGCGATGCGCGGGTTGCGGGTGTTGAGCGAAGCGTGACGGCAGACGTGACGGATCAGGTCGGTGGCGGCGAGCGTGTCCTCGGAGCGCCAGCGCTGCCCGTCCCAGACCAGCCACTTGCCCCAGCCAGCCACATAGCGCCAGTCCTTGTGATACCGGCGGGTGAAGGACATTGCCAGGGCATCTTCCGTACCCCAGACAGCTTCCTCCGGTCCGACCGCGTTGGCCAGGGTATCCGGGTCGTCGTCGACCAGGTGCATTTGCATGCGAGGGCCATGGGCGATGAAGCCAGCGACGTCAAAGCCTTCCGAACGGGCGTCTGCGGCGTCCCAGCCTTCCGGGGCGTCCTCCGGTGGGTACAGAATGTGACAAGTGCGAGCCCCGGCCATCAGGATGGCTTGCGACGCACGGTCGGCGTACTCCCAACCAGGCTTGTCTTTGTCCGGCCAGATCAACACGACCTTGCCAGCCAGCGGCGACCAGTCGGTCTTCTCGATCGGCGCGTTGGCCCCGTGCATGGCCGTGGTGGCGCAGATGCCGGTCTCGATCAGGGCCTGGGCAGATTTTTCACCCTCGACCAGGACGACGGTGTCCACAGCACACATGCCGGGCTGGTTGTACAGCGGCCGTGGCTCGGGCGGCGCCATCTTGCGTCGCTTGGCATCCCAAGGGCGGAACTCCTTCTTGCCACCGGGTGGGTCATAGCGGTAGACGACGGCAATCAACTTGCCTTCGCCATCGAGGTAGTCCCATTTGGCGGTAGCTGGGCCCAGTTCATCGACGGGCACTTCTTTTTTGGACTTGCGGGGTGTTGCTGCCGCGCGTCCCATGAGGTCGGCGCAGCGGGTGAGCACCGCAGCAAAGTCACCATGGACGTCGATGCCAAAGTGGCCGCCGATCAGGTCGAAGATGTCACCACCGGAGTCATCGGCACGGTCGGTCCACAGACCCGCCTTATCGCCGGTGAGCACCACTTCCAGGCTGTCGCCCGGGCTGCCCAAGATGTCACCGATCAGGAACTTGCCGCGCTTGACCTTGCCAGCGGGGAATAGACCCATCAGTACCGATTCGAGTCGACCGAGCAAAGCGGCGCGGACCTCGTCCCTGTCAGATGGCTGGTGTGAAGACACCGGCTGCTGCGCAACCGGTGCATCGTCATTGAAGTCCAGACCCGGTGGCCCGGCTGGGGGATAGATGTGTTCTTCTTCTGTGTTCATCGATTCGCGTTCCAGCAACGCTCTGCCCAAGCGCAGAACTTGCATTCAAAGTGGGTGGATTCGGCAAAGCTGCGTGGCAGGAGTTCGCCGGCTTCGGTGGCCTGGATGACCTTGACGGCCCGGTCGGACATGCGCTGGGCCAGCCCCGCATCGAAGGGCACCAGCTCGGCGTAGATTTCCATCGTGTCGGCGTTGACCGCCGTGAAGAGCGCGGGGTGCTCGTGCAGGGTCAGGTAGCTCTGGTAAACGGCGATCTGGGCGGCATAGACGGGCTTGGCCACGGCCAACTTGTGCTTTTGCAGCTCGCGCCAGGACTTGGCACCCAGGCACTTGTTTTCCCAGAGCGCCGGGTAGGCAAAGCCCTCCGGCCCGCCCACCAGCACGCCATCGACGTGCCCACGCAAACGCCCCTGGGCCACGCTGAATCCGAACTGCCTGCCATCGGCATCCTCGGTTTTAAGGATGAAGCCAGCCATGCGCAGCCAGAGGATGACCATGGCTTCGGTCTGATGCCCTCGCTCGAAGATGCGCAGTAACCGGCCCGAGAACCCTTTACCGGGGTCCACCGGTGCCTGCGCATACTCGAACTGCAACTGCCGCTCGCACGACACGCCCAGGCGGGAGCCGCCCAGGTATTGGCGCGCCGGTGTGGCATCACGCTCTTGCTCCAGAGCGAGATCCACCAGCGCCTCGATCTGGCCGGAGAGACTGGCCGATGCGTTGAAGTCCAGCATCAAGTCGTCTCCCACGGCAGGTCGCTTTCCAGATCGGCAAACGGGTCGTCGACAGTGGGCTTCAAGCCGCGCACGGGCGGGTACTTGGCCTCGGCGTGGTGCGCCACCATGGACTCGGTGTACCGAGTGACGATCGCGTCGATCACCCGCAGGGCTTCCTTCTCGGAATAGGCACCCAGAGGCTTGTCGAATCCGATGTCACTGGCCGCTTCGCCAAAGACACGCAGGCAGGAGCGCATGGCCGAGCGTTCAATGTCTGTGGCATCAATCATCTCGACCTCCTGGTTGAACCGTTGTGCATCGACCCAGTTGCCGTACATCCGATGAAACACGTCTTGGCACTGGCGGCTGCAAAACACCCAGTCCAGCGGGTAGCGCTTGGCATCCCCAATCGGGTGACGGTTGTCGGTGTGTCCCAGTCCGCGCGCCTGGCGCGAGCACACCCAGCATTTGCCTCGCATGCATGTCGCCTCCCTCACTGAGCCCAGGCGGGCTTGCCGGTGGGCACCACAGGGCGCGCCTGTGGGGCGGGCTGCGCATAGGCAGGGGTGGGTTGCACCGGCGCGCCAGAGTGGCCACCACCGCCCCTGTGGCCGCCGCCGGCGGGGGACATGCCTGTCAGGGGGACGTAGTCCTTGTGGTCAGGCTCGATAGCGACCTTGACCACATTGCGGTCCTCGCCTTTTCCGTCCTTTTCGACATCGACGCGGGCCAGGAACTCGATGCCGTCCAGGTCGGCAAAGCTGTGGATGCGGCGAGCGGCTGCCGCCTGCGGCGAGTTGTCCTGGGGCTGGACGTTGCGCGCGCTGTTG